GACAGGATTTCATAGTCTGTGGCTTTCTGCACACCGTCAGGAAACATTTCTTTTATGACAGGATTGTCGGAAAAGAAGGTGTCGGATAGTCTTGCACGTAGGGCGTTGACCATTTCTTCGTTGGGACCAGCACTGTTAGCTAGCTTAAGAACGCCTTCCAAAGGAGCGATGTTTTTCTTCGCTTCATTAGCAGCATCGATGTCGTCATCGAACTTTTCGTTGTAGTTGGCTATGTTTTCAGCTTCTCCTTGTGCTAGTCCTACACGAAGAGGGGCAGTTGGTGCAGCACCGGCAGGGGCTGCTTGTGAGGAAGGGTGTATAGTTACTGCAGGAACACCCTTGCTGTTGTACCCTTCCTGCGGATTCGAAGAGCCTCCTGATCCCTGTGAGGCAGCGGTTCCTTGTGCGTTCGATTCAGGTGGCGTATAGCCGAACATAGAAGGAGTAGTTACACCTGTTCCTTGTGCAGTCGCAGATACGGTGGCAGCGGGACCTCCTTGTGAGGCATGGGAGGTGTTGACCGAACCCTGCTGTCCTGCAGGAGGTGTTGGATTCATGTCGATAGGTGTGTACTGACGTGTCACCACACTCTGCAGAGCAGGAACAGGTTGATTTCCTTGCATCAAGTTAACCTGCTCACCATTCTTATACTTTAAAGCCGCATCATACTGACCTGCCATCTGTAGCGCTGAGGTCTTCTGGTTAACAAGCATGTCCTTCAGCATAGGAAGGCCTTGTGGTGTAAGCAAAGGCTCAATGTGCTGCGTCAGCATGGTGGTGGCAGCTTGGGGTGTCAGAGACGGTACTCCGTTGGCATCTTTCGTTAAGTTAATCATCTCCGCCACAGCGCCAGATACACGCTTCCTATAAACGTCCGGGTCAGGAGTTCCATACTGCTGTGGATTAGCTAGCTGCTTCTGAAGATCCTGAGAAATGGGGTCTAGGAGGTCCGCCATTCCTTGATACTTGTTTTTATTGAATTCCAGATCAGCACTGCTCTTCTGCGTCAAGGCTAACGCAGCATCAGCAGACTGTTTCTTCAAGGCAAGCGCCGCTGCGGCAACAGCAGGCCCGAGCATGCCGCCTAGCTGTGAACCTTGCTGGGCAGCTGCGTCATAATCCGGATTGCCGAACGAGTCTTTCGGCACATTCTGCAATATGCCGCCAAGCGCATTCTGAGCTTCAACTTTCTGCTTGAGAAGCTGGTTCTCCTGCATGGCAGAAGACACGTTAATCATATTGCCCGCAGTTGTGAGCATATTAGGCGGGGCACTGGGGTACATAGACGTGTCAGCTGTATTCATTTGTACTACCGATATAAGAGAAGGTTACTGTGCAGGCTGGCCGTACTGCTTATTCGCTCCTAAAGCATTCTGGTCGACGCCTTGACCGTATTGCGTCGGTGCGGTGTATGCTGTAGGTGCCGCTGCTGGCGGAGAGGGAACAGGTGTTGTCGGAGCCGTCTTGGTCGACTTGCTCTTATCTGTACTAGCTTTGTCAGCATTGGTCTTCGCCAACGTATCTGCAGAGGCGTCCTGTGCCATGGATTGTGGAGCGCCGGGGTACATTGACAAGTTAGCCGTTGCTAGATCCATTCTATTTTCCTTTTATTCTAGTTGTTAAGTGTTAAAGATAGCCTGCCATCGCTGCTCCACCCAAGCTATTAGCTCCTCCGGCAATGCTGTTGGCTATTCCCATGTATCCTGCAGCTTGCGCGTTGGCGCCACCCCAGATGTTGTTGGCGACTTCTCCGCCTGTTGTGATCCCTGCAGCACCTAGGCTGTTGGTAGCACTCTGTCCAAGCTCTGTAAGTCCCATCAAGTGACTGAACTGGTTCGTTTGGTTAGTGACAGCATTGTTGAACTGCTGCTGATAATTGGTGGAAGCAAGTCCTGAGGCATAGCTTGCAGCTGATTTCTGCGCGGCTCCGGACAGTCCCAAGCCTTGGGCAGTGGCGCCGTTCTGAGTAGCTTTGAGACCTTGGGCCATTTGGAATTGATACCCCGGAGTCTGCTCAAGTTGAGACTGGTTCATTGTAATAGGACTGGTTAATGATGTCAAGTTATTCGTAAGTCCTTGAGCACCTGCAGTTCCTAAATTCATGTAAGGTTGAAGGTTCTGGGCATATGTATTGTACATCCCCATTTCAGCGTTAGTAGCATTCTTCGCCCCTGCCTGCTGTGCGCTTGATGCTGCAGACGAACCTATGGCACCTGCTGCACTGCTTACAACTGCTGATCCGATTAGGGCTGCGCCTACACCCATTCTATTCTCCTAACCATTTGCTGTACATTGTGTCGCACTTCTTGAACCCAAGACGCTCGAAGACAGGTCCCCTGTCCAAGAACTCTTTCGTTAAGAAGAACACCTTCTTAACACCCCGCTTCTCAAGAACTGAAAGCGTTTCTTTAATCAGGCGTATGCCAACAGTTCCTTTACGCTCTGATTTCCGAACAAAGTAAGAGTCCTCGAACCCGCAAAAGGTTGGATAATGCAAGTGCCTCCGTATAATAACGAGGCTGTATCCTATCAGAAGACCCTCCTTACGAGCGCAGATGATTTGCAGTTGGCCTTGCGACTCTAGCCACTCGTAGCCTTCAATATGAGGCCCCATAGGCATCTTATCCTTGTTCGTGCCTATCTCTTCGTAGTGTTCGACCCACAGGTCCTGGCAATCTCGAAAGTAGTCGTCCCAGGGTTCAACGGTGTATGTAATCACTGCGGTGACTCCTTATGTCAATGATTACATGCATGAAGTCGTCCACACTGTTGTTGATTACATCATGCTTCTCTAGCTTATTGTTCCACCACACTTCTCCCGGGCGAGGAGTAATCTGTTCATCACCTGTTCGGAAGACGACACCCGGTTGGCTCTGCAAGATCAGGTGGTACCTCTCATAGTAGATCCACGGCTTAATCTTGTGCGGAAACGCTTGTGTTGCCTGAGGAATAATATCGTCATGCACAGGAGCTGTGCCACCTGCAGCTACCTTTGACACGAAAATGCGTCCAAGATGCTCGCCCTCAAGTCGTGCCATTAAACCGAACACCAGAGGCCTTGCTTCAGGAAGCATTTCAAAAGGAGGATAGTTGACGCACTGAATTTCTGAGCAGACTTTTTCCAAGAACTCCTTCTCGTCGAAATCCTTGGTCATGATGAAATCATTGTACCGAAGAAGAATATCAGTTCCTCCATAGTGGGCAGACTTTGGATGCATTGTTCTTACAGGATACTTACCCCACAATTCAGGTTGCCTTTGAATTGCATGCCGCAAAGGGACTATGTCGCAGCCCTCAGCTACCTTCAAGAAGTTCTTCATGCTTTGTTTTGCCTGTGTTGATACTATGTTTTTATCATCCAGTTGACAGCCCCGTAAGGAGGAATGATTGAGAAGGGTGTACCGCTTCCTGTATCCCCTATAGACACATTCGTTACGGCAACAGCATTGGTTCCGCCCGCCATCGTAGCATTCGTGCCTGTTATGCCTGTTGACGCTGAATTGTTTGTTATTCCTGTGGTCGACGTCCCCGTGTTGCCCGGAGTAGACCCTTGGCTCGACCCTGCTGTGGCATTACTGGCAGAGGCTTGGTCTGTGTGAGAATGTCCAGGGTCATTGATCGTGTGCGTGTGGTGTGGATCTGTAATGGTATGGCTATGCGAAGAACCCGTAAACGTGTGGCTATGCCCCGGATCCGTTACTCCGTGACTATGTGACGCTAAGTTCGTAGGCAGCAAAGTTGCAGTTTTACTTCCCCCTGATGATCCAAGCGCGTACAATCCCCCGGCACCTACCAGGAACTTATCTACTAGTCCGGGAACGTTAAAGGTTGTCGATCCGTCTCCCGAACCCCACGCTATTCCGATAACATTAAATAGGTTGGAATAATCCGCCCTGCTAACAGCTGCACCATTGCACGGTAGCCATCCTGTCGGAAGAGAGTTCCCTCCGAAAGATCTTATCTCCCCCGGATATGTTCCCGCTACGTTATCCTGCTGTGATCCTCCCGTACGAACCCATAGGTTCAAGAAAAACAGGTACCAAGGCTGTGTAACAGCTCCCCCTGCACCTACCATAGGAGAATTAAGCTGTGGCACACCTTGCTGTACTGTGTTTACCATCAACTAGCCTCAGAGACAACATCGATGAAGGCGCCTTGCAAAGCTGTCTTTGTAGGAGCAGACCAAGAAAGTTCGAACACTCTGTCCCTCCCGTACCCTAATCGACGGTACTGCAACGTTGTTAGGTACTGCCCACCTGCCCCAAGGCTTTGTTCTATTTTATTTCCGAAAGTTTTTCCTCTGTCATCACTCCACCGAAGTGATACTACAGGAGGAGTTGAAGGTGTAGAACCATCCACAGAACCTGTATCGTTTCCTGTCTCCATGTCTGCTACGAATGTAGGATACGAAACACGGTTAAAGTTCTGTACGAAGTGTGGGAAAGCACGAATCCTAGATATGGGGTAGCTCCCGTCCGAGTTCGGCCCGTTACCGTCAACATAATCTGTGGGATTATCGAGGCTCACTTCATACAGATTGCCGTTAACGTAGTCCCCTACAACATTGGTGCTGTAAGCAAACGACCCTATATTCCCCCGAACCCTATTCAACCTACCATCCTTGTCAGTGCATGCACGTTGGTGCCAAAGGTTTATAGTTGCATCATAGACCCATGTGGCGTTAGCAGTCGGGAACGTTAGAACGTAGAATACGTGGCCCTCTTGCTGGTATGTGTACCCTACGGCATCTGATATGGTAGAGTACTCACTTATGGCGTTCTCGATGGCGTGTGTGGATATACGGCTCACTAGATAGTTACCTGACCGAAGAACTACTGCCTGCCCTTGCCTATCCTGACTCAACCAGAACAAATTCAAGTCATTTCGTGCAAGTGAATAGACCGCGGTCAATCCATGCTCGACGAAGGTTCCTGGCAGTCGTTGGAATGTGAAAAGAGCATTACCTGCATTGTACCATATCTCTGTTGTAAGCTCGCCAACGAGCCAGACTTCTGTGTGAACAACTGCAATCGAAACAATAGGATCAGGTGATCCTGTTTTAGCTGCAAAGTCACTTGCATCAAAACCTGCACCTGTGATGGAATCTACACTGTAAGCAAAGTCGGATCCGGAGAGTGACGTCACAAGAACATCACCAATTGTGAAACCTGATCCCACACTTGTGAAGGTAACTGATGTTACTGTGCCTCCTAGAACGACGAGTGTGGCCACAGCGCCTGTGCCTGTTCCACCTGTCAGGGCCTGGCCCGTGTAAGTTCCGTCTGTGTAGCCAGATCCACCTGTCGTGATACTTCCACTTAGAACACCTGCGACAGGACCTGTCAGTATGTCGAAGGTAGGTTCTGAAAGGCTTATGTACCAAATAGCTGTTCCGGGTTTATTGAAAAGGAAGAATGTGTCCAAGTAATCTGCTTTGTTCGCACCGTAGAAAGCGTCACTTGTTATAGGGCTGAATCCTGTTAAGTAATTAACAGTGAAAGTAAATCCTGTACCCGCTCCTGAAATAGAAAGAACATCTCCCACAACATAGTTTGATCCTGGCGTTGTTACAAGAACGGATACGACTGCGCCGCCGCTTACAACAACTGTTGCTAAGGCACCGAATCCAGTGCCCCCTGTTAGCTCCTGATTAGTGTAAGTGCCGTTCGTGTATCCTGTTCCGCCTGAACCTGAAGTCCCGAAACGAACTCCTCCGAAGTAAGTCGCTCCCATGTCAATAGCATAGCCTTGTGTTGTGCCGTCAACAAGGATTATAACAACACCGTTGTCCGTCATCGAACACATGCTTGTTCCAACAGATATTGAACCTACATACATGTGGTTCCAAGAAGAATCTACTTTGTAGACGTTTGTTCCTACTACGCGATAAAATTGTCCGTTAGAAGCCCTGTATTCAAGACGCGATGCTCCTGGAAGTGCAGTAGCTGAAACATTTGTTACTGTGTATACGAATCCTGATCCAATCCCTGCAACGGTTGCAACAGTTGCTGTGAATCCTGTTCCTCCGAAGGCTTGCCACTTGACGATGTCACCTACAGTATATCCCACTCCCCCGTTACCGGAAAGTATCGTTATAGCTGTTATGTGTCCCCCCGATGAGGTAAGATTCGCGATAGCTCCTGATCCTGCACCTGTCACTGTTACAAGCGATTCACCGATGTAGGAAGTTGTTCCGTAACCTGTTCCACCTGTAGTGACGGTAGCTGTTGCCATAGCTTGTGGAAGATACGATGACGCGAAAGAAAGTGCATCACCTGCAAGGTACCCGGATCCCGCTGTGATTGTTGCAGATATGACTACTCCAGAAGAGACAATAATAGTAGCGGTGGCGCCTGTGCCTCTTCCTCCTGTTAAAGGAACACCCGTGTATGTTCCGTCAACATATAAACTGCCGCCAGACGCAATCTGCCCTGCCAGCACTCGGCCCGATGAGGCCGTTGTTGTGCCAGACAGGAGGGTTGTTCCGGGTGTAAGGTAATGTGTGACCGGGTGATCTTGATCATCCCCCGGATTCTGTTCAGGAAACAGATTCACACATCTTTGAGCATCAGCAATTATCGACCGTGCCTGGTAGGTTCCACCAAGCAGGTTGATTCTTGCCATTTGTTAGTTAGTCCTTGTGGGTAGGTGTTTTGCGGGCTAGTTTGTCGTGAACATTAGCATAGCCTTGCCTGTACTGGTCGACAAGACGTTTTCCTTCCGCCAAAGTATCCGCCATATGTTCGTTTTTCACAGCAATGTCCATGTGTGCGTCAGCAGCTTTTTCAAGGTTGTTCTTTTTCTTCTGGCTGAAGTGCACTGCTTCAGGACTGTACTCAGGGTCTGTCGACCGTAACAGATTAAACGCCTTCATGGAGTGATGGTCCATTTTATCACGCAAGTCCTTTTCAGTCATCCTGCCTTGACCCTCTTTTTCTACATGCTTAGAAAGCTTCTTTTCGATGTCTTTTAAACGACTAATGTCGACCATTGTTTTACCCTTTCATACTTAAACAGATTCAACGATCATGTAGTTGTAGGTCGACGTATCAGACGCCGTCCCTGCAACCGTGAAGCCTGTTCCCGCTGTGATTGTTTTGACCGCAGGGATAGCACCGACTGTGCCGCCCACTGTGTTCAATGACACAAAGATCATCGAGTTCGCTGTCACATTAGCGTTCGCAACAGTAACAGAAGACGCACCGTTAGCAGTAAATGTTCCGACGCGACCACCCAAAGATGAATACGTCATTTTGCCGTTGATAACAGGATAGTTCTGAGCATTGTTCAGGTCTGTTCCATCTATGAGTCGCAATCCGGGCTGGAAGGTTACTTGGGTCATTTTATTCTCCTATTGAGGGGTTGGATTGAAGGTTACTTGAAAACTCAGTATATCTGGTCAGAGAAGATGTTGTACAGGCCTGGACGAACAATGCCGACAGGCATACGCAGTCGTGGAATTTGCACATTAGCTCCACGAACAACATTGAGCGCTTCTTTCGCCAAACCGATAACTGACATGTCGGGAGGCAACTGGAATGCTGTCCGCAGCCTTACTGACAGGTTGTATAGGATCGCAGCATAGT